AGTTCTGCACAGGACATCGTGAGACCTCCTGTGAGTAGGTCACGCTCTACGGGTGGGACTTTATTCACTATCACGCTCCTTTTCAAAGAGTGCCTCGCCCTCAGCCTCCAGCCGCTGTTGTAGCTGGTACTCATCCCAACCATCATCGGCTGTCGTCTGGTAGATGTTCTCATATACCTCATACCAGACAGTTTCAGTGCACTGCTTATTGGTGATCGCATGGATCACCTCCTCAATGACCCACTCAAGCTGTGGGTCGTACTGCTGTTCATGGTCAGTCATCGTCTAGCTCCATTAATGTGTGCTGAAAGTCCTCGACGTAGAAATTAACGTCCCGCTGAATATACCCTAGACCGTCGATCAAGTCACGCTCAGGCGAGCCCTCGTGGTACCCGCTGTCATCGGTATAGCCTATGATCTCCCACGGGCTGTCGCCATTGACAGCCGGAGTGATCTCTATTTGTAATGCTACGGACTCACCATCACTGTATAGCGTGTCCTCTGTGTACTTAAGTGTCTTCATTGGTCTGGCCTCATGTCGTCCACGTTGAATCCCTCAGCCTCCAGAGCGTCTAGGATTTCAGCCGGAAGGTACCCTGAGATCCCGTCGTAGTCAATCACTACGTCACTGTCAAACCAGAGACCACCGCCGTACTCGTCGCCGTGCTCATGATGCTCGAACCAACCGTGCTTGCGGTCGTCGTGAATACCAACCTCAAATCGTGCTGTGTTAATCGTCTTCATACTACTGGCACCCCGTCAACATATGTCGTGTGATTCCGTGTGTATACGTCAACCCCAAGGGCTCTCAGGCGTGACTTAGTCGTATTCGTCGGCCAGTCAGCTAGCGTCTCAAGGTTAGGCTTGACGTGACCAGACCAACCCCAACCGCTACTGTATACGTCAACGTCAGCGATGTGGTGCCCGTGCAGGTACACCTTACGCAAGCGAGTCTCAGGCTCAACCCTGACCATCGTGTTCGCTGATGACCAGTTGCGGCCTTGCGATATTGCGTAGTTCATTTCTTTCTCAATCTTTCTCATGACTGAGCCTCCTCTGTGTTGTGCTCACAAAAAACCTCAAAGCCAGACGAAAGCCCATACTGAAGGGCGATCAAGTCCAAACGGGCGCGACAATCCCACTCTACCCCCTTGAGGAAGTAATCCAAATCCCACGCCTCAGCGTCGAGCATATCAGCGGCATAGTTAGCCGCAACCTTAACAATCGTATTCATGGTAGTTCTCCTCTGTGTTGCTACCCAGACGCAGGACTATACACCTGCGTTTCGCCTAGCGCAACCTAGGCTCATCAGTGGGCGATCAATTCAAGCTGACCCTCAGCCATACTCTGAGGGCTGTTCTTGCGGTCAGGTTGTACCCACCACAGACGCTGACTGCCCTCAGTGCCCCAGAAAGACTCAATCTCGCCCTCGTGGTACAGCTTGAAGCCATCAGGGAAAGACTCGACGAGCCACCGTACACGATCACCTTTTTTAAATTCTCTCATCTCAATTCTCCTCAATAGTTGATCCGGTAAGTCCAACCCACGGCCTCTTGGCCCCTGATAAGACCCGCCTCGCACCACTGGCCGAAGTAGACAGCCGCACAGTGCGCTAGGGTCTTCCTGATCTCACGATCAGTCACACGCTCGCCCTTAGGCATCACGGTAGCGTAGACCAACTCGTGATCTCCACCGTCACGGTCGATCTCAATCGTGAAGTGGTAGGTGTTGCCGTTGGTATGTGGATACATACCGCTGATGATGATCTGGTCTTGAGTGATCCGAATCTTTTCGTTTCTCATGGTAGTTCTCCTCAGGAGGGCTCAAGAGAGCCCTAGTTGATTGATAAATGCCTCAGAGTGGTCGAGACGCTTGAAGCGAACCTGCAGGAGATTGTCATACCCACAGATCGTATCGTAGTCGCCTTCAACCCCTGACAGGTTGAACAGAGGCTCTTCCTTCAGTCCTAGAGCGTCCAGAGCCTCAATGACTTTGGACTCGTCAAAGCTGTACCCACCACCGTCGTGACAGTCGTGATATGTAGGCTGTGCGATATCAGCAGGGACAATCACGGTGAAGCGAGGCCACTTCTTAGGCGGAGTCAGCACCTTAAGGACAGTCTCAGCACTGCCCTCGATGCACTGGTAGATCTCCTGCCAGTTCTCAAGGTGGCCGAAGTGATACTCGACACCACCATAGATAGAGCCGACGAACTTCTCAGCGAGGTCGCTATAGTCACCGTTGACCCAAGGCATCTCAAGACGCTCACTGTCGTCCTGCTCACGGATACACAGGTAAGCGTTAGACTCAGCACCCTGCACGAGATCGACAGCGGTGTGAGCAGGAAGCCCTAAAGTCTCAATCATGATCTGAAGGGTCGTAGTCTTCATGGACTGGTAGATATCTGCTGATGTTTTCATGGTTGCTCTCCTTGTTGCGTTGCACCATTTTGTTGGCCCAGTTGGGCAGGACTCAAAGGTCTCATATAGACGCAGAGGAGTCAAGCAATTTGCTACATATAGAGGCAGATTCTGACCACATAGCTGACCCTGGGTCTAAGTCATTGATTTATAAGGAAATCCACGATCTCTCTCAAGTGGTACCTAAGGTCACCTGAGCAGAGATCGTCGCTCTGAGGGCTTCCTGTGAGCTCTCAGCGTCTGTCTGCTGTTGGGTTCTTAGGTATGGCCTGAGGGTATCTACACTCATGCACACACTCGCACACTCCAGCACCCCTTGCACCACTTTGGTGCACACTAGAACCCTTGGGTGATGCACAAGTGTGCCCTTGTGTCAACCCTTAGGGGTCTAAAGGTTAGGACGCTAATGATTCGTGGGCTAAACATTAGTGGCCTAGGGGTTCTTTAGGGGGCGGGGGAGGGGGGAGTGCCGTAGAAATATATTGGTGTACCCTCCGGCACACAAAAGAAACCAAAAGTCAATCTTTTATTATAAAAATGTTATAAAATAACACTTATGTGTACTAAAATTACACTTATGTAACTCTTTGGAATATAAAGATATCCTTATATAAAGATATTGTTATATTTAAGAGTAAAAAAGTGCACAAAAGTGGTGCTTAAGGGGTTGACAAGAGTTCAAAAGTGCGGTACCTTAAGAAATCTATAGCTATTCCTAAGATACCTCTTGACATTTAGTATTTTCTATGCTATACTATGAATATATACTTAAGAAATCTTAACAACCAATGAGTAAATCGTTAAGTGTTAGTCGTTAAGTAATAATCATACACACTTAAGTACCCTTAAGTAAGGAAAATACTTATGTCGGAGTTAGACAAACCAAAAAGAGGACGACCTAGAAAGAGTGAGGTCGAAGCAAGACGTAAACCGGGTAAGGTTGGTCGCCCTAAAGGCGACGCCTCAATCATCAATGATTATAAAGCCCGTATGTTGGCTTCACCTAAGTCAAGAAAGGTCTTAGATAGTATTCTTGATGCGGCACTAAACGATGACCATAAGAACCAAGCGGCGGCATGGAAGCTCTTAATGGATCGTATGTTGCCTGTGAGTTACTTTGAGAAAGATAATGCACAGGGTGGTCGTCCTGCAGTGTCGATTACTATTAGCGGTATTGGCGATGCCAAGGTTACTGAGAATGATATTATAGATGCAGAGGTGATTGATGACGAAAGCTGAACTAATCGAAATTGTCAAAGAAGACCTTGTGCGCCACGAAGGATATGTCACTGAGATCTACCTGTGTTCTGAAGGGTATCCTACGTTTGGTATTGGTCATATGGTCACTGAGGACGATATGGAGCACTCATGGCCTGTCGGCACTCCAGTGACCGATGAGCGTATATTAGACGTCTTCCATAAAGACTGTGACGTTGCTTACAAAGATGCCTGTGCTCTTGTCTTAAACTTTGCAGGGCAAGCTCCAGATGCCCAAAGGGTGCTTGTGAACATGGCATTTAATCTTGGACGTAATCGTTTGAGCAAGTTTAAAAATATGCTACGTTATGTCAATGAAGGTAACTACCTAATGGCCGCTAATGAGATGATTGACTCTAAGTGGTATAGTC